CATGATTTTGTGGAATAAACGCAGTACTAGCTGCGAACAGTGTGTGTTGGTGTTGACACATTGTCACTACACGTCCACATACCAAGAATGTACTCTCACTACTAAGGAATTATAGGAGTGCGTCTGATGGTGGCGCATCCTCCTCCATTTCGGATACTTGAGTTGAATTTGCTATGTCATTATCAGAGTTGAAGGGTGGGGCAAGTGGGACGACAAGCCCCATCACCGTGCTTATGTCAGGGTTCATTGATCCACCAGTCTTGTATGCCACGTTATAACTACCATCGATAGTGTTCTGAAATGCAGTAAACTGACGTGACAATACAAAGAACCGGTTGGTGACAAGATCTCTAACTCCATAATAGAAACCTTCCAATGTAACCCTAATTAGTCGTCCAGGCGGTAAAACTACTGTGTTAGGAGAGAGGAGATTCGTATTGACTTGGCACCACCCCTTGAGTGTAACCTCGAAGGGTAATGCAAGATTGGTGCCAAACAGATCACAGGTAATAAAACCAGGCACATCATTAAAGAATCGTAGTCTCTCTAAATACAGAGTGTCATAAGCAGGTGTGGCCTAATTAACTTGGGCACTAGGATTGAAGAACTCAACTTCATAATCCATCCACACATATCCGATATTGATTGTACCGGTAACTCCACTTGGTGGAACAATTGGAGTGTGGGCCAAATTAATTGAGCCAACAGTGGCAATACCAGTATCACCAGCAGCTGGGAAAGTTTCGTACTGTGGGAGACGATTAAGTTGGTCTGGCTGCACGCGGTTGGACGTTGTATTGTATACCGCAGTGGCGAGCGCCCGCATATCTCCAGAAACTGCAAGGAGGCTGGTGTCTGCTGTGGTTTTACTGGGATCTGAGTCCCAACGCAGGGCCACCTGGCCGCCAAAGGTGAATGGTGATGATGTTACCCAGCGTAAGTTAAGCCGATTGATTCTGAACTTATCATATGCTTGGGCGATTTTGGTTAACCAGCGGGTGGTATTCATGTTGTTTCCTGTGGCTATATTTTCGAATCTAAAGACTCGAATGCCACCGCCTGCAGGAATAACACCGCCGGCCACTGTGCCATCTACTTGAATGGCAATCTCTGAATTGGAGACAATGAACCTGTCGCCAACTGTTCTCATTTTGGGACGACCGGTTCGGACGGCAACTTGTTGTGAAAGAACGCCTTGCCGTGGGAGAAAGCTCCGAGGTGGAGGGCGTGCATTCTTGGGACGTTGTGGACGCTTACTTGCGCGGGGTTGTTGTTTTGGGGCCATTTCGATGATATCTACAATTGGCCTTGTTATTACACTCGTTATATTTATGACGTGTGGCAGTTGAAACTGCCCGGTGCTTTGTTTTCTGCGAGTGATTCGACGATGGTATCGACTGCCCTGTCAATGACTTGTTTCTCTCCATTAAGGGTCTTGGTGTATCCGCCGAAAGATGCAAAATGTTCGTGGCGGGCATACGCGGCTGCGAGGGACTGTCTGATATGGGACTCGAAACGTCTGAGCCAGTCGTCGCGGGAATCGCAGAGGTCTCTGAAATTGTCGGGGCTGAGGGGCATGTTACTTCTTCTACTTCAATAGAAACTGTAGGCATAGGGCCAAGAATATCATGGCCAACTGCGGCGTTAATTTTGTGTCGGATAGTATGGCCATTATCCAATACACGCTCCGGTAAATCAGATATAGTCGTTGCGTGTTCAATAGCACGCTCGATGGAATCCAATTCGTCGGCAGTCAGGTCTAACAAAAGACACATCAAATTCCGCAATAGGTCTTCGTTTTCTTGGGGGTATGGACCAGATGTTATACGGTAGTCTTCTTCTCCGGTTTGATGTTTAAGTGTGAATCCTTGGGCCTCTAATAACTGAATGACCTTGTGACACCATATTCCAATAATGGGCGTCTTACGGTCAGTGATGTAGTAACCATAAGCGCGATTATATAATGCTTGTTCAATGGAGACAGTGTCTGGGGACATAGTAATATTGAGCTTTGCAAGTGTACGAATAGGGTCTTGTACAGAATCACTATGTGTAGCTGGTGACGCATAGACTCTGCCCAAGAACGGGACACTGCAACCTGACAAGGGTTCAAGGACAACCGATTTTAACTGGTGTCCTAACTTTCCGGCAACAATTTCCAACATTTTGGCGAGACCAGGTAGATTCGCCCTAATGCGGTCATCTGATGCACCTAGCACCCATTGTTTGACCAATTGCCATGCCTGCTCGGGATTGTGCCCAAGTTCTCTCAGTGCGATGTAATCATGACGTAGTGTAATAAGATTGTTATCATTGGTGGTTCCAGGTGAACCACTCAATTGTGAAAAACCAGGATCGTATTTCAATCCTTGCGCAGTAACCCCTTTTGGATTACGATCGGCAGCGAGAATCTTTCGCAACTCGCTGCGATATTCATACCCACACCAAGTCTGATAAACCATTTCCTTAAAACGTTTATCATCAGCTGAAACGTGTCCATCCAGACGAGAATAATCAGATACAATTATTCCATGCTCATACTGGCATATTTCCATCACGCGGTTGGCAATTTCATCAGGCGTCATTGATGACGCAAACCAAGATTGATCTTTAAGACAGTCAGCCTTGAATGGCAGAGTATAGCTGCTGTAACTTAACTGATGTGCCACGTCTACTGTACTAATATTGCGGGGGTCAGTAACAGACCCATAGGCTTCGGCCTTAATAAAAGCTTTGACCTTATTGTTGTATTGTCCGCTAACTGTAGACTTGGCTTGCTCGCTACGACCTCGCTGGGCTGGCTTATTTTGTAGTTCCATAACTCGCTCATACGTATATGGCGCGCCAGTCGCGATCTTATGAGTGGGAACTATGAATTTCACTAGCTCCGTGTCGTAGGTCTTCCATGATGGTGGGGATGTCTTAACGTTTCTAACTTTATTAATACGACCCTCAACAGTTGCATGGTCATTATTATATGACTTTGATGGTATAAATGCTGGGTCGGTGACAAGTGGTGGGGCGACAACTCTTCCTACGGCCTTGCCATCCTCATGGACTAAGGGGGCCAATGTTTGAAAAGACCTTACCTGTCCTAGGGTGGCTGTTGACGTGATGGTGCCACACACATTGGTTGGAGTTGCTAACAGTCTGAATAAGATAGGCGCTTTTATAGCTGGTCTATCAATTTTCTCAGAAGCGAGAATTCGCTCAACATCAGCAATGACCGGATTTTTACTCTCACCGCGTCTCACGATTAAAGCATCGTATATAGACTGCGGGATGGTTACGGCATTAGTAGATGATTCCATTGATACTGAGATTATGCTGTCAGTAGTATTCTTTATGCAGTTGACGCCATTAGTTGATGGGCATAAACGTCCAAATCCATAAGTTGGTTTAAATGGACACGTGTACTTTGGATAGGTGGCAATCGGGTAGAAACCTATTATACGACGATTGGGGTCCTCCTCTAATATATGTTGCTCTATGACATATGTAATGGTGTTCCCATATTTATCGCGTACTGAGACGTTGTCACCTTGATAATCCCATAACTGGTGGTGGTATGTGGCTCCTCCTGCGACGCTATAAGTCACAACATTATCACTAATAGTGTAACTAGCATCGAGGGCCTTGCCACCTGCTTCAGTCGGGACAAAGGTGTACAATATTATTGGATTGCCAAGTTGTAAGTATTGATTGATATCACAATAATAATCTACGTCAATCATCATGAGCACATGTGATTCTGTGACGCGATCATCTCGAAATTGCTTATCCAAATCTTTCTCCATAAAGAAATACCGACATCCGTCATACTTATCGCGCTTGGACATCGAGACGCTGTACGGTCGAAATCCGGAGCCGACGATGATCCTCTCGAGTTCGACGGCTACTGATGTGCGCAATGAGGCTGCGGATGGGTGTGTGTGGTTGGGGGCCATAGTGATCTTCGGGATGTTCCTGATTTGATGGTGTAATTCAGTTCGAAAATCAATGGTGGGTGTCTTGCGTCTGGTGGAAGCATATTTGCTACGCTTTCTAAGGTCAGTGCCATTCCACAATTTTCGCACATGATCCTTGGTCCTCTGTACAAACTGTACCTTACCGTGACGGTAATCAGCGGTCTTAGACTCGGTTGACTTTCGAGGTATGACACGCGGTTCCCGCTTGAAGACCTGCCACCAGCAAAAGGGGGTAGATGACGATGACGGCTCCGGTATAGCAGTCACCGGAGTATTCTTCTTTGCAAACGACATTTTAGTTTGTTATTTTATTTAAG